GTTTGAAAACGCATCTATTCGCCGAAATTCAACAGGCCTTGTAGCTTTTGACAAAGACAAATCAAACGAAAAAATAGACGGCATGGTCGTGCTGGCCATGTGCATGGCTGCCTACATTGATAAGCTAAAATCCGAAGAAGAAAGCGTATATTTGAAGCGGGATTTCCTATTCATGTAAAATTTCGAGCTATGCCTCACCCACTTGAAACCAATGAGCAATACTTTGGACTTGTGGCGCAATTGCAGCACGAGTGCCAAATCACGCAAAACGAAGCCTGGAACATCGTCGAAAAAATACGCGTGCAGGATGGCCTTGAACCAAGGTGCAGCACTTACGACAGTTTTCGCAATATAAAAAAGCGCTATATGGCCTGCGGTGGAGCCATAGAGCGCTTTGATTGGAAAGAGATGATTTAGAGCCTTACGATGTCCCAGCTGCTTATGCGATTAGAAAAATAAGTGTCGCGCTTAGAGATTGATTCGTTTGCAAGCTCTGCCAACTCTTGCAGGTGAGATACTGCTGCTTCGCGAGAACGAAACTCCGAAATGTTGACATTGCGTCCAATGCGATGTATAATCGCATAGCCTGAAATAGCCTGGTGAATGGCGTTTACGTTGTCTCCGCAAATTTCGCGATAGTTGTCAAACAACTTCTGGTAAATGCCCATGTCGTTTTGGCCATTAAGAAGTGCGATGATTGTTTTTTTGGTGAAAACCTTTTTCATGATTGGTAAATTTAAAGGTAAAAAATTGATGATTAAGCGGCGTAACGAAAATCCATGCGTGAAACACCCGCAGCAAAGCCATTTTGAACATAAGCGCGCGCGATGACAAATGCCTGCTTCTCGCTTACTGACTTAAATTTGCGAACCGTACTGGCAACTTCAGAAGCAAAGCCGATAGACTTGGCATCAGCTACTAAATCGATGATCCGAGCGTAAGCTGCAAAGTCGCCGTTTGGTGCAAAGTGATTGTATCGCATGTTGAAGTCAAGCAAAATAAGCTTGATAGCTTGGATTGCATCTGCCTGGTTACGAACGATGCGAAGTGCAAGTGCGAAGCGCGCGCGATAGTCGCCAGAAAATTCGCGTGCTAATTCGTGAGCTGCTTTGAAGATTTGTGCGTGTGTCATGTTTTCATTGTTTTGATAAAACAAAGATAGGCCATATATACTATATATACAACACCTAAGTATAATTTTAACAAAACCTTAACACTTTCAAATTTTTGTAAACACCTGCCAAAATTATTACCTGCAATTTGCACCCAAATTCGTTTAAATGGGCTTTTGGGACAACGTGCGGGGACTTTTTTCAAGCCGGCAGGAGCAAGCAGCACCTGAACCTCCGCAACCGAAACGCGTCGCATTTCAACCAACTGATGAATTTTTTGATAAGCTTACCGAAAAGCCAAACAGTGCAGGCGTTGTAACTACTGCCGACACTATTCTCACCATCACTGCCTTTTGGCGTGCAATCAACATCATATCAGGCGTAATCGCCTCCATGCCTTTCGATATATACAGGCTTGAAGAAAGCAAGCGCGTAAAGCTCCTTAATCATCCTGTTGCGCGCCTGATTAAGCGCGCGCCAAATGAATATGTCACCAAGTTTGATTTTTTCCAGACGATGATCCTGCACCTTTGCGTTCATGGCAACTTTTATGCAGCCATTGACCGCAATGCAGCAACAGGCTATCCTTTCAGGCTTACAATTTTAGAGCCTAACAACGTCAAAATCGACATCAACGCGCGTAATCAGGTGGTTTATGAATATCACAAAGACAGGGGTGTAAAAATCCGCTACCTGTACGACCGCGTGATTCACGTTTCAGGCCTTGGCTGGGATTCTCTTAATGGCCTTTCAATCCTTGACACTTTTAAAGATTCATTTGGCACTGCGATTGCAAATCAAGAATATCTCAGCAGCTTTTACAAAAACGGAGCGCACGTGTCCGGCGTTGTTACCGTTCCAACAGCCCTAACCGACGATAGCTATAAAAGACTGTCGCAAAGTTGGGGCAGTCGCTACGGCGGTGTAAAAAACATGGGCAAAACGGCAATTTTGGAGCAAGGTGCAAGCTATCAGCGCACCGGTCTAAATCCAAACGAGGCAGGCAGCCTTGATGCTAAAAAAATGACTGTTGCTGACATCGCACGCATCACAGGCGTGCCTCAATTTCTTTTGGAAGACCTTGACCGCGCAACTTTCAACAACATCGAACACCTGGGCCTACTTTTCGTAACCTACACGATTTTACCGCTTTGCCAAAACATCAGTGCGGAATTAACGCGAAAGCTGCTTTTGGAGCGCGAGCTTGACAATCACGAAATCGAACCCGACCTGCACATCCTGATGCGTGCGGACACTGAAAACCGCGCCAAGCTTATCGAAAGCATGATGAAGTGGGGTATTATCAACCGCGATGAGGCGCGCGCGATGGAAGGACTTAATCCTATTGAGGACGGTTCAGGCCAAGCATATTACGTGCCGATGAACATGGTTGACCCGACAAAGGCCGAGGTAAATGACGACGATTCAAACAATGACAACGCAAACGATGACGACAATGACAACCAATAAACATACATATTTCAAAGTAAGCACAAGCCAAAACGGCGATGCTGCTGAGATTTTCCTTTACGGCTATATCGGTCAGGAAAAATGGTGGGAGGACGACCCAACGGAAGCCCTAACCGATATTGCGGTTGTGCAAGCCATACGCGACGCTGAAAGCAAATACAAGCGCATCAACGTGCGGATAAATAGTCCAGGTGGCAGCGTAATGCACGGTGATCCAATCATCACCGCTCTACGAGGCTCAAGTGCTGAAATCCACACATACAACGATGGCATAGCGGCTTCAATGGCCGCCGACATTTGGATGGTAGGCAAATACCGGCACATGGCAACCCATTCAAAGCTGATGATTCACGCTACATCAGCAATTGCAATCGGAACGGCGCAGGACATGATGGATGCTGCCGCCATGCTTGAAAAATTTGATGAAACTTCCATTGCCTCTATGGCTTTGGCTACAGGAATGAAAGAAAAGGAAATCCGCGAAAGATTTTACGACTACAAAGACCACTGGCTTTCGGCACGCGATGCAAAAGGCATGAGCCTAATAAATGAAGTCGAAGAATATACAGTAAACGCGCCAACGCAAGCAGTCGAGGGCATGAGCTTCCGGCAATTGCTGGCTTTTGCTCATCGTGTAGATTTTCCGACGCAAAACGATAACGAAAAGGTAAACACAACCATACCTGATGATTTAACCTGGCGTTTCGACTACTTAGAGAAGCGCAGTTCATTAACCAAAAAAATTTAAAAAAATGAGAACTGAAAAACAGCTCTTGGAGTTGCGCGCTCAGGTTTACACCCAGCAGCGCGAACTCCTTGAAAAGGCCAAAAGCGAAGGCCGCGCACTGAATGCAGACGAGCAATCAAGCTGGGACAAAGCTGAAAACGATTTTAACGCGTTCACGCGCGAAATTGAAATGGTTCGCACTACTGCCGAACGCGATGCAGCTTTTCGCGACGTGCCGTCATCCGCACCTGTAGCAACCAAAAGCGAGGCGCAAGTTCGCAAAGCCGAAGCCGAGCGCTGGTACAAAAATTTGATTTCAGGCGATGGTGTTTCATTCCAGCAGGCGCTTGCACTTGCCAATGGCGCACAACGTGCATCGACTTCTTCGTCCGGTGATGGCCTTTATGTTATGCCTGAAGAGTTTATCAACACTTTGGAGCTTACGATGAAACGCTTTGGCGGGATGTTGCAGGCATCCTATATTCACCGTTCCGCTACCGGTAACCCGATGCGCTGGCCTACCCATGACAACACAGCACAAACGGGCAATTGGGTGGCAGAACCGCGCTCACAAGCGATTGTACCGCGCGGCCTTACTTTTGACCGCAAATCATTTGAGGCGCATACCTGGTACGACATCATCGGGCTCGATTGGGAATTTATCCAAGATGAGGAAGTCGGACTTGTTGGCCGCATCATTGCCGAGCTTATTGGCGAAGCTGCAGGTCGTGCTTTGAACAAGGCCTACACAGACGGTGACGGATCAGGCAAGCCTACGGGCATACTTGCGTCATCCAACGGCGCAAGTGTCGGAAAAGAAACGGCTGCAAACAACGCAATCACAAAGCAGGAAATTACCGACTTAGTTCACAGCGTTGACCCTGCATACCGCACTACTGCCGCGTTTATGTTTTCGGACAACATTCTGAGCTATCTCAAGAAGCTGGACTATGGCAACACCGACACCGTGCCAATGTGGATGCCTTCATTCCGTGAGGGCGAACCCGACAGGATTTTAGGTTTCCCATACGTCATAAACCAAGACTTCCCAACGTTTGCAGCAGGTGCAAAAGCGATCGCTTTTGGTGATTGGTCAAAGTATGTTATTCGCCAAGTGCGCGACGTAAATGTGCTTCGCCTTGACCAAACCTATGCAGACCTGATGCAGACTGCGTTTTTAGGCTGGCTTCGTACCGATGGCAAACTGTTGCAATCTGCAGCAATCAAATTACTTCAAATCAAAGCGTAATGTTTGAAACGGGCATATATAAGGTAACGACAGGCCCGGCATCCGAGCCGCTCACCTCAAGCGATGTTAAGTCATGGCTGAAGGTGAGCGGCAATGATGAAGACGCAATAATCACGCTGCTAATTTCGGCAGCGCGTGAAAGTGCTGAAAAGTATTTGCGAATGGCGCTTATCACGCAAACCATAACTGAGAAGTTCAGCAACTTTTCGGATTACGGTTTAAGACTTTCGATTTCGCCTTTGATTTCGGTAACAAGTGTTAATTACGTGCAGCCAGGCGGTCAAAGTGTAACGCTTTCAACAAACATCTATGACATACTCGACGAAGTTAGGCCTCCGCTTATTTATCGCAAATACGGGCAATCGTTTCCTACGGTCGAACCCACACCAGAGGGCGTTTCGGTTACTTATACTGCAGGCTTTGGAGCAACGGGAGCAAGCACGCCAACGCCGATTAAATTAGCCATGCTTTTGATGATTGCCGATTGGTTCGACAACCGCACCGATGCCGTGCGCACGATGCCGACCGCTTCCCGAATTCTACTTGACCAATTCCGCGTAAATTACTTCTGATGGACGCGCGCTTCAAATACAACAAATCCGAACGCATAGGCAAGCTGAACACGCTTGTGATTTTGGAAACCTACACAGAAACCACAAACACATTTGGCGAACGTGTGGAATCGTGGACAACGTTGGCAACAGTGTGGGCAAATGTGGACGCAAAGTTATCAGCCACGGATGAAGTGGCTGAAAGTGGACAAGAAACAGTTCGCCAGCGAGTAGACTTTACAATCCGAAATCGGTCAGGCATCACCGAACGAGCGCGCGTAAATGCAGGGAATAAATACTACGACATCGAAAGCATGTTTGAAAGCAACGACAATCAGTACTTAACCCTGCAAACACGCCGCGTAAAGTGACAGGCAAGGCTATATACAAGCTGCTTTCAACAAATGCAAACGTGACTGCACTTGTAAGCACGCGCATTTATCCCGACATGGCTACGCAGGATGCTGTAT